TGTATTTTATAATATTGAGATAAATAGGGTATTCCTACTTTAACAATTTGTCCTCCATAGTGCACTTTTGGCTGTTTAGTTTCCAATAAATTACACAACGTTGTAAAGAAAGTTGGTTTTATTAATGTTTGGTCATCATCTGTTTTGAATAAATATTTAAATTTATAATTTTGGTAAATAGCATAATATGCTGCTATTACTTTATTAGGTAATGAATTGTAATCATCTTTTGTTTTTACCCATAGTATTTTTTTAGCATCATCAAACTGATATTCATCCTCTAAGGTTGGGTTTCCTAATACATGAAAATAGAGAATATTTGTAGGAATATTTTGTAACCATCCTGTCTTTTGTTGTAAAGCCTTATCTCTATAACGTTCACAATTCATAATTAAAAGTATATAATCTTGAATATTCTTATCCATATTATTTATATTAAATAATATGAATTATTTAACTCTTTTAGGGTATAAAATATATTATATTTATCTTTAGCTACATATTATTTTATTCCATTCTTCAGGACATAAGTCAATCGTATTATTCATCGATAATTTTGGTCCAAACCATTTTTCCGGATAACATACTATTTTTTCTTTACTTGGGTTAAAATATGCACCCCACCAACTAAAGCTACTATTGGCTATTATATGATGTGCACAATAACTCATCATTAACATTTGTTCCCAATCATTCACTTCATCGCTGGCTTTAATAAAATTGCAATTAGGAAACGATTGTTTTAACATATAAATAATATTTCCTACTGCAATATTTGATTCTTCTTCACAAAAATATAGAAATTGAAGAGCATCATTTTGTAATTTTTCTATTAAATAAGAGATACAATTATGATAATATTCATATTTCATTATAGGATGACAATCCTGAATCTTAACATAATCACCTAGTCGAAAATGCATACTAATAAGTTGGTTATAATTATAGTCATATTTATTCTGTATTTCTTCTTTGAATATATGTAATTTTAATAATTTATAAATTGTATCATAATTATCTTTGAAATATTTTTCACTTTGGTAATAACCGGACAGCAAGTAATCATTATTAGTATTACATGCAGGAATAGATTGATAATGAAATCCTTTTTCTCGTAGCCATTTCATTTTATTAGGTAATTGTTGAACGAGACTAAATTTAAGACCATATAAAAATGTATACCAATAACTATTACGCTTACCATAAGCATTACTATTTAAAAAAATAAATTTAGATTTAGTATTTATGGCGTGAGATATGGTAGCAAATATTTGAAATAACTGATTCCCGAGTCCTCCCATTATTTGACATGTAATCATAGTATTTTAATATTATAACAAAAAATATTTAAATGTATTGTTTAAATATTGTTTTTACATCTTTGAATATTTATTTTTTATATTTTTTATTTTTTTTTGTTCGTCGTCGACTATTCATTTTCTTTTTTCTATAGTGTGATCGTTTATGTCCTCTGCGTGTTTTACCACCATAATTTTTAGGTAATGGATTTGTTTTAGGTATTCTTATTCGTTTAGATTGTGATTGTGCATTCAGATTTGCCGTATTTTTCCATTGTTGCAAACTTGGAACATAAACATTATGGGCTTTTTTATTACGCACAGGGGTGTTTTCCTTTGAACCATGTGGGTGTTCAATTCCATAACTAATATCCATATCGCCTATATCTTCGCCACGACGAGGGGGAGTTCTATAACGATATTCTGTCATTATATATTATAAAAATATAATTAAAAATCGGTATCCATATCAAAAATATCGTCTGTTACTGTTTTGTCGGCTAAAGAATATTCGGATACGTTTTTTTCGAAAAAATTACATTTTCCTTCTAAACTAATCATTTCCATAAAATCAAATGGATTTGTAACATTAAATATTTTATTGCCACCTAATTGTAAACATAATCTATCAGCAACGAATTGTATATATTGTGTCATTAATGTAGAGTTCATACCTATTAATCGACAAGGAAGAGCTTCACATATAAACTCTATTTCTATTTCAACTGCTTCTTTTATAATAGACATCATTTTCTGTTTTGTTAGCTTCTTATTTAATTTATTATAAAGCAATACGGCAAACTCTGTATGTAAAGCTTCATCACGAGATATGAGTTCATTTGAAAAAGTCAATCCAGGCATTAATCCTCTTTTTTTCAACCAATAAATACTACAAAACGCACCTGAGAAAAATATACCTTCTACACAGGCAAACGCAATCAATCGTGTGGCAAAATTAGATCGTTTATCGTGAATCCATTTTTGTGCCCAATCTGCCTTCTTTTTTATGCATGGAAAATTATCCAACGCCTTAAATAGTTTCATTTTTTCATCATGATCTTTAATATAACTATCTATCAATAAACTATAACTTTCTGAATGAATATTTTCCATAGCAATTTGAAATCCGTAAAACGCTCTAGCCTCTGATAATTGAACATCATTCATAAATCTCATAGCTAAATTTTCTAGAACAATTCCATCACTTGCTGCGAAAAATGCTAATATTTGGGAAATAAAATGTTTCTCATCTGGTGTTAATTTTTCCCAATCATGCACATCTTTTGATAGGTCTATTTCTTCGGCTCTCCAAAAACAATCTACTTGTTTTTTATACATATCCCATATATCGTTATCTTGAATGGGAAACATTACAAAGCGGTCATCGTTTGGTGATAGTAAAAGCTCGTGGTTATTTTTAGACATCGAGATATCCTAAATATATTTATACCAGAGATTTTATATTATTTAATAATTATAATTATCGAAATTTAAATAAAGAAAATATATATAAAGATAAAGATAAGATGCGAGAAATTAATATTTTTGAATTGGATATCGTCACGCGAGACAACTATTTAAAAAGAATAGAAAATCAAATACAATCTAAGCGCAATTTGTTATTAGACAAAAGAAGGAAATTAGAAAAAGCAACTGAAGAAAATCAATATTTAGAAAAAATTAAAAGCAATTATCAGAAATACTATGACCATATAGTTGAACAAAAACAAGAACAAATAAGGGCTATGCAAATATTACAAACTTATATTGATGATATTATTACATCTAATAAACTTACCGATAAGGATATGGAAAATACTATGAAAGAACAACAACAAATACTCGAAGAAATCGCAAAAATTAAGAATAGTTTAGATGAAATCGTTGACCAAAAATCTTAAATTATTATAATTAATTATATTTAGTTATTATATTTAGTTATTATATAGTGACAATGAATATTGTAGAGGCCATTAAGAATGAAATGACGACATTAAAGAGCATCATTACCGAGAAACAAAATTCAAACAATGAATTTAAACAATTATTACAAGGTAAAATAAATGATATTAAAATGACGATAAATAATATTAGGGATAGAATTAATGAACTTAAAAATGCACAGAGTAACATGGATAATGTTCAGGCTCAAATAGAAAATTTAACTAATGATAATAATAATTTAAAAGCAGAAATCGTAAAACTAGAACGTCAATCTAAAGACCATAATGTTACCCTGGCTCAACGAGACAAGGCACTACAAGATAACAAGGATAAAATAGACGAACTTAATACCAAAATTCAAGAAAATAATAGTATTCATGCGACTACAGAAAGCCAGAAACAAGCTCTAGCTAATGATAATAATAATTTAAAAGCAGATATCGCAGAACTAGAACGTCAATCTAAAGACCATAATGTTACCCTGGCTCAACGAGACAAGGCACTACAAGATAACAAGGATAAAATAGACGACCTTAATACCAAAATTCAAGATAATAATAGTATTCTTGCGACTACAGAAGGCCAGAGACAAGCTCTTCAAACAAGTCTAACTACTATTTTGGATGAATTAAAAAGTGAAATTGAAAAAATAAGTAATTTAACTCCTATGGATGACCAGATTTCTAACGAATTGGATACCATTAAGAAGGACTTGAATACATTACTTGATAACAATAGTGGAACTCCTCCTACTGATGACATTCGTCCTGCGGCTGGTGATGATACTTCTTCTGTGAGAAAAGGTGATCGTGTAGTACCTGGAAAGTTACAAGGTCCCAATATTGGACACGCTAGTATCGGAAATGTTACTAATCCACCACATGTAGGTTCTCAGTCAACACCAACACAAACAACAGGAGGAAAAACGAGACGTCATCGTAAGAGACGTGTGTCAAAAAGAAAAACCTTAAAAAGAAAAAAATTAAAAGGGGGATACACAGCGGATTTCGAAAAGAAAAATAAGGAATTAAGAGATAAGATGAGAAAACGCAGTAAGCGTCATCATTCTTTGAGACGTCCTAGTTCCTCGACTCGAAAACTATCTACCAGTTCCAAATCGTCGAGGAGGTATAAGAGGAGTCATTAGATAAATATCTAGAGTTGTGCCAAAATAATCCTTTAGCTTGTGGATAAAGCCTACAATTACCTGGCCATATTCCATGATATTCTTTATATACAAGAGAAGTAATTGCCTTACGTTTAGAGATAATTTCTTTACGTCTACGATATAAATTCTTCCAACATCGTTGAATACAACGAATCCAAAAGGTTTTTAAAATGGCAACATCTTCATCGCCAGATAGTCTAACAATTTTAGCAATTTGTGGAGATAAGTAATAAGGTCTAATAACAATATTTTTATAATTTTTAATAAATTCGTGTTTTAAATATTTATTTTGATGTAAATATATTTTATTTATGTATTCTCTTTGGCTATATTTAGTATAATGATTAAATATACTCAAAATCCCTTGGTTTGAAGCGTTTATAGTAATTAATTCTTCATCTTCATCTTCGTAGTCACCTTCATCATAATGTTCTTGTAAATATTCATCTTTTAATACATAATGACATATCCAGTGTCCTTTAATAGAAGGTGTGCTACTACCTGGAATGAATCCATGTATGTATTCATTATGTATTTCACAAAGAATAAGATTGAAACTTTTATTCATGATTATGATTTATTTGATTAAATAGTAGAAATGATAATATTCTATTTCAATTTTTATATATATATTTATATATAATGTCTAGTTTTAAGTTTTCAAGTCTTTCGAAAATGACTAGTGGTAAAATGTCAAAAGCTTTAGATAAAACATTTCAAAATAAATATGTGTTATATTTTGTTTTCTTTTTAGCATTTACAAATTTGTTAGGTTATTTAATGTTAAGTAATTATCGTGCTATTATTGTATTCATATTGATAGGTTATTTGATGAAACAATATACCAATAATATGATTATTGTTCTAGCAGTCCCCCTTATTTTAACAAGTGTTTTACTTGTTGGAAGTAAAGTAAAAGAAGGTATGGAAAATAAGAAAAAGGAAGAAGATGCTAAGAAGGATGATAAAAAGGATGCTAAGAAGGAGGATGCTAAGAAGGAGGATGATAAAAATGATGATACAAAGGGTGAAATAGATTTAAAAGAAGAAGTGAAATTAAAAATCAAAAAGGCAATAGATGACCATGACGATAAACATACAGATAAGAATAAGGATAAAAAGGAACCTACAGGCGACGAAAAAGATAAGAAAGAAAATTACACAGGGTATAGACGTAACAATAATCGTTTAGATTATGCTGCCACCGTTGAAGATGCTTATGGAGATTTGAGCAATATTTTAGGCGAGGGAGGTATTAAGGGATTAACAAAGGATACTGAAAAGTTAATGTCACAACAATTAGAATTAGCTGATGCTATGAAAAATATGACTCCATTATTAGATCAAGCAAAATCTATGTTACAAGGCTTTGATTTAAAAAGTCTTGATGGTATTGCATCTTTAGCCAAAGGTTTTGGTAATAATACCCAAGACCAATAAATATTTTATTTTTATTTTGATAATTAAAGATAAAATATAATGAATCTAGTATGCAAATAAAATTATATAGGTAGTATATAAATGGCAGGAAAAAAATGTCCTCCTGGAGTTATTTGTATAGAAAATGTAACTCTTAGTTTTGGATTTATAATAGTTCTAATTGGGATGTATGTATTATATTCAACATATAAAAATAATAGTAATAATAACCAAAAGGAAACTGAGGTTGTTGTAAAAGAACAGGTTACAGAAAGTCGTCCTTGGTATAATTTTTTCACTCGTCCTAATTTTGGTTATACTAATCTTCCTGGCGATGTATTAATGAATCCATATGTTCCACCATTAAAAGATGATCGTTATCTAGTGCCTCCACCCCCTATTGTTCCTCCTGGTAGAATGCCTATAAATATATCTACTAATATTGGTGCTGTAAGTGGACCTTATCAACAAGTAGGAATATTAAACTCTACTAGTGGTGGAAATAATATTATATTACCTTTGATGGGTCGTGCTTTATATAGTAATCGTAGTAAATACCAGTATTATACCATGAGTGACCAAAATACCAGTATTAAATTACCTATTTCTCGTAGTGGGCGCAGTTGCACAAACGAACATGGTTGTGATGAAATATATAATGGAGATACTGTATACGTTCAAGGATATAATAAGGCTTTTAAGGCTACTATTTATGAAAATGATACGCTACAATACATTCCTTACATTTAATTTAATCATATTGAATATTTTTCAATATAATTATTTATTCTATTTTTACTTCCATTCCCATATTTTTAAGATTACTTTCTTTATTTGTAGTAGGGTCTGTGGTGTTATTTGAGGCTGGGTCAGCGGGTATAAATAATTTATAATTATAACTAATTTATTATTATAACTAATTAAACACTATTATATATTATATATTATGTCGGATATACCTTTTTTAGATTTACAAAGAGAAATTATACCTATTAAAGAGGATATTCAAAATGTTATGAATACAATAGTTTTTAAAAATACTAATTTTATTCTTGGAAAGGAGTTAAATCAATTCGAGAATAATTTTGCCCGATATACTAATAATAAATATTGTATTGGTGTTGCTAATGGAACAGACGCATTAGAAATTGCTGTTCAATCCTTAGATTTAGATGACAACGATGAGATAATTACACAAGCAAACACTTATGTTGCTACTTGTTTTGGAATTACTAATAACAATAAAAAATTAAAGTTGGTAGATATTGATGCAGATACTTATCAAATGGATTTAAATGAATTAGAAAGAAATATTACATCAAATACTAAGGTAATAATTATTGTTCATTTAACTGGTAGTTGTTGTGATATGGATAAATTGATGGAAATTGTTGAAAAACATAATCTTATATTGATTGAAGACTGTGCTCAAAGTCACGGAGCATATTTTAATGATAAAAGGTTAGGATCATATGGATTAATATCTACATTTAGCTTTTATCCTGGTAAAAATTTAGGAGCATTTGGTGATGGGGGGGCTATTTGTACATCTAATTTGGCGTTGTGTTCTAGAATCCAAAAAATTAGAAATAATGGTTCTATTGAAAAATATAAGCATGATATAATGGGAAGAAACTCACGATTAGATACATTACAGGCTGCTATTTTAGATTTGAAATTAAATAGATTAGATAATAATAATAGTAAAAGAAGACATAATGCAGAATTATATTGTCAATTACTACAAAATGTTTCTAATATACAATTACCCAAGATTGAAGATAAATGTCTTCCAGTATATCATTTATTTATTATTAGAGCAGAAAATAGAGATAAGTTAAAACAATACTTAATTGACAATGGTATTGGTGTTGGTATACATTATCCTATATCTATTACTAAATTACAATGTTATCATAACTATTTTGACGAAAAATATTTTGAAGATAAATATCCACATTCTCAACAAAATAGTAACACAATTATCTCATTACCAATGTTTCCCGACTTAACTGAGGAAGAAATTACTAAAATATGTAAAACAATTAAACAATTTTATATGTTAGACGCGTGTTTTTAACTTCATTTAGATTTACACCTTTAAATATAAAATTTTATTATAATTTGGACGAATTTTAATATTTAATATTTAATATTTAATATTAAAGAGTGAAACTAATTAAAAAGTATATTAGGATTGTATAATATGACCGATAATCCCAAATATAAACTTATTGATTTTAAGCCAATTTCTACAGAAGGGAAACCAGGAGCTTTAACAGAAATTAATATGCGAAAAATATGTAAAGACAATGATTTATTATTTGATGTATATAAATGTTTCTATGTGAATGATTTAAACTCAGAACAATCTCGAGGTAATCATTCGAATACTAACGCATGTGAAATATTAATATGTTTACAAGGTTCATTTGAAATTAAACTTCATGATGGAACTGATTATAAAATATTTAAGCTTGAAGCTAACCAAGGATTATTTATTGACAAAAATGTATGGATATCTTATTATAATTTTATTAATTGTGTTGTTCTTGCCTTTGTAAGTATTTATGTTTCAGATAAAGAAAGTTGCTATGATTTTGATACATTCCTATCCCTATATCAAAAATAAATATCTAGCGTTGCTTTTACCTCCTAAACTTCTTTCTTTAAAATCAGCAAGTCCTACATTTAAAATATTACCGCTATCTTCAACGCATATTCCATAATCTACATATTTGACACCTTCTAATAATGCATCCTTATATATTGAATATACAGCATATATTATAGCAATTGAAGACGTAGCTTGTTTAGATTTTTCTAAGTCTATATTCCTAGTCATGTACACAGTGTACCAACACGTGCTCGTTGCTTTAATTACATATATACCTCCATATATAAGTTCCCCTTCTTTTACAAGGTAAAGTAATTGTTGTGTTTTTAATATAGTTTTTAATAATAATAATTCATCACAACTATGGGTAGGTGTTGAATCATGTTTATCTTTTAAAGTTTTTGATAACATTCTATGAAAATAACAATATTCTTCGTTGGTTGTTGCTTTCTTACAAACAATTGTATCATTTTTTATCATTTTTAATAAATAATCTTTATTGGATTTATTTTTTATAATATTTAACATATCGTCATTTGTATCTATATACCATGATAACTCTGGAACCATCCTCATTTTTGAACCTAATAAACTATATACCATAAATATATTATCTTCAAAATAAATATTATTTGCTATTCTAAACTCTATCTTGTTATGATAATAGTTTAGAACTTCATTTAATATTATATTCACATATCTTGTTTCAAAATATTTTCTTAAAAATACTGGACCTCCATAAGTTGCTCCCATATAACTAAAATATCTTTCCTCTTCTAATGTAGTAAACTCAGAAGGATCTATATCAATATCACCATCTGGCATAATAATTACATTATTTGTAATAAGTTTGGGTTTCTTACAAGCTGGAACAACACATATTAATTCATCTTTTAAATATAATAGTATTGAATTATCCACGAATCTATCTTTTGGATGATAATTTATAAATTTACGTGTATGATAAATAGTACCTAATATACCCTCTTTGACAAAATCATCCCACACCTCTTCATCTTCATCTTTATATTTTTTAATAATTAAAGAAGTTATTATTTTTTCCATATAATACTATATATTTAAGTATTTAAATATTTAATAAGCATATAATAAAATGTTTGAATACATAAAACAGATTGAGTGTCCAGGACTTAGATATCCTAAAATATTTACTTTTAAAGATATTAATTATCTAATAGGCTCTAAAAAATACGACCAAAAAAATGATATTACTAAATATGGTATTTTTTTAAGTGAATTAGATGAGGAATTAAATATTATAAAGGATATTGGATTCATTGAACTATTAGATTATAAATATCTAGATGATATTACATTAACAGCTTGGACAAGAGATATAAATATTAATGGTGATATTTTATATCTTAATATTGAGATTAAACAAAATGTGAATAATAAAACTTTTTATGATAATAATACTTTATTTTCTACAACCAACTTGATTGATTTTACATTAGTCAAAAAATATGATGTTACTGACTTTTTATTCAAGGATTTAACATACAAAAATGACCATTATTTATTTTCTAGTAAGCTTGGTAAGGATGAAGATAATCCTGATTTTTTTTGGGGAATTTATTTATTTAACATTATTAAAAATGATATACCTATTCGACCACATTTTGATGCTATTGTAGATTATAACAAGGATAAAGGACATGTTATACATAATATAGTATACAATTCATTACTAGATACACATACTATGTATTTCAGCATTCGTCATATGGTAGACAAATCTATTGATACTAGTGGATTTATCTATAAAATATATAAAGCTGATACTACCAATTTAATAGATTATTATAATACTCAAGAGATAGAATTTATTAGTAAGGAATTATTTTCAAAATGGTATAGTTACCCTCATTATTTTAAATATAAAAAAGAAGAATATATTATATGCAATCAAGATGATTATGGTAAATATAAATTACCTGTAATTTTAAAAAAAAATGCATAAATATATTAACTATAAAACAATAGTGTCATCGCATGTTTTGTATAACTTAGCTGGTATACCCATATAAATTGCGTTTCCATCAGTATTTTTTGTCACACTTGAACTCATTGCAACAACTGTTCCTTCACTTAATATTGTACTATCTCTAATAGATGCGTTTATACCTATCCAACAATATTTTTTAATCAAACATAATCCTGCAATTACTGTATGTGATGTAATAAATACATGATCTTCAATAATACTATGATGTCCAATATGATTTCCACTCCATAACACACAATTGTTACCTATTTTGGTATAAGGTTGTATTGTATTATCTTCTAATATAAAACAATTGTCTCCTATTTCGTCTGTATATACACTAGCTTTGCTACTAATATATGTGTAAAAAGAATATCCTTTTTGTTTTCCTTCATTATAAATTCTTTCCCTGAACTTATTTAGATTAGTACCAGAACAAGGAGCAAATAATAAATATTCCTTCGGTGAGTATTCCTTTTCTAATTCCTCAAAAGAAACTATTGGTAATTCAAACTTAGTCTTAATTTCAGGCATAAAATCCCTCTCAACAACAAACGCTTTAACATTTAATTTTGTATCATTTTTTAAGTAATAATAAGCTAATTCTGCTACATTCCCTATACCAAATATTAAGATATCATTTGTGAAGTCATTAACCATTTATAATACTATTGTTAAATATTTAAGTAATTAAATATTTAAATATATCTAATATCTAATATATAGTCGATGCCTATTTATCATTTTAATAAAGTTCTTCATGACAAAAATAAAAAATTTATACTTGTAAATTGGTATAAAAGGAAATCGCCTTTTGGTTGTAGAAATTATGATGAGTTGTATGATAAACTGAAAACAAACTCATTATTTATATTTATAGATTTTATGAATTATCAAGATATTATTGAATTTATTAAAAGTAATACATCTCATTATTTATCATTAATTTTCCCGATGGCCAGTAGATGCAATGGAAATATTCAATATTGCGTTGAGGATTATAAAGAACAAATTAATTGTTTAAAATACATTAAAACAATATCACACACAAATATGATTTTTTATTTTATTCCTCATGATCCTGACTATACTGGTATTAACAATGAATATTTGAATATACTTTATTCATCTTTATCTGATACTATTAAATTAATTTTGTGTCATGAGGACCTAGATGACATTCCCAATAATGTTGGACGTACTCCTGCATTTAATAATGTTAAACATATATTATTTTACCCTGCAAATTACGCATATAAAAGTTCTTTTGTCTCTTTTAATGAAAACCCTATTTCTAAGATAGCTCTATCTGGACATAATTGTTCAATTGCTTATCCAACTCGTACAATGATAGAAGGAAAAATAAGTAAATATCCTAATTTATGTGAACGTATTCCTGCTAATAGAAATGAAGCTTTTCCTAAGTTTAAAAATGATTCTATAAACACATTTAGTATAAAATTAAATAAATATTTAGCAAATATTTACACGTGTCATTATAATTATAAAACATCTGTATACCTTCTTAAATTTTTTGAAATATTAGCATCAGGTAGTCTATTAGTAATGCCGTTAGACCATAAAAAATTGTGTGATAAAGTTAATATGATTGAAAATATACATTATAAAACTATAAATTTTAATAATGATATAGAAATGTTAAATGGAATTAATTATATTTTAAATCCGGAAAATAGAGGTGAAATAGATATTATACGACGACAAGGTTATGATTTCTGCAAAGAAAAATTTAACGCGTCATGTAATTATAAAAGATTTATTAATCTTTTTGATCAGTAAAGGTGTAGTAATAATCATATTGAATATTTTTCAATATAATTATTTATTCTATTTTTACTTCCATTCCCATATTTTTAAGATTCATTAACGATGCACCTAATACGTAAATGTCATAGTCTTCCTTAGATAACACATTTTTTGGATCCTCTTCATCACTATCAGAACCAGAACCAGAATCAGAATCAGCATCACTATCATCAGGAGAACCTGTAGAACCTGTAGCACCTGTTGCGCCTGTAACACCGGTGGATTCAGTTGCGCCTGTAGCACCTGTTGCGCCTGTAGCACCTGTTGCGCCTGTAGCACCGGTGGATTCAGTTGCGCCTGTAGCACCTGTTGCTCCTGTGGATTCAGTTGCGCCTGTAGCACCTGTTGCTCCTGTGGATTCAGTTGCGCCTGTAGCACCTGTATCAGCATCATTATCACTATCAGAATCACTATCAGAATCACTATCAGGAACAGAAGATTTTGGAACAACATTAGATGCTACATTTGTAGCAGCATCAGCACTAGCACCACTATCAGCAGCATCAGCACTAGCACCACTATCAGCAGTATCAGCACTAGCACCACTATCAGCAGCATCAGCACCACTATCAGCAGCATCAGCACCACTATCAGCAGGATCAGCACTAGAACCACTATCAGCAGCATTAGCACTATCAGGAGCATCAGCAGCATCAGCACTAGAACCTATTGTGCCTGGATCAGCGCCTGTATCATTACTAGATTCTTTTGTGGCTGGGTCAGCGGATTTCTTTGTATCTGCGCTTGTATCATTACTAGATTCTTTAATGGGTTTAGCTGTAGGATCTGTTGCGCCTGTTGCACCTGTATCAGCAGGTTTCTTTGCGTCTGTTGTCTTTGCGGGATCCTTTGTTTCTGTGTTTGTGGCTGGATTAGCGAGATCCTTTGTTTCTGTGTTTGTGGCTGGATCAGCGGGATCCTTTGCGTCTGCTGTCTTTGTGGGATCCTTTGCGTCTGTTGTCTTTGCGGGATCCTTTGTTTCTGTGTTTGTAGCTGGGTCAGCGGGATCCTTTGCGTCTGTTGTCTTTGTGGGATCCTTTGCGTCTGTTGTCTTTGCGGGATCCTTTGTTTCTGTGTTTGTAGCTGGGTCATCGGGATCCTTTGCGTCTGTTGTCTTTGCGGGATCCTTTGCGTCTGTTGTCTTTGCGGGATCCTTTGTGTCTGTTGTCTTTGCAGGATCCTTTGTTTCTGTTGTCTTTGCGGGATCCTGTCCACCCTTTTTTCGACCGCGCTTCCCTCCTCGTTTTAAAGTAGAATTATGAAGTTCTTTAGATTTTTTATGTCTAAAGGTTATATGGTGTGAATGTTTTTTTTTAGTATGTGCTTTTTTCTGTGTTTCATTCTTTTTTCGATGTGCTTTAGATATTCTACCTTTAGTTAATTTCATCTATATAAATAAAATAATATTTTTATTTATTTATCTATTTATATTAATGAATGAAATAAATATTGCTCCTCAAAATGTTTCTGGGACGTGTAATTACAAATGTTTATACAGAGTAAATTATAAGGCTCAATCCGCCACGATAACAAATTATGGTAATTTTTTAGGAATCTCTCATAATAGTGGAAATAATGAATGTTCTTTTAATGCAAATGAACTAAATACAAATAGTATAAAGTTGGAACAACCATCTTCCTTAAATTATAATAATGAAATAGTGGATGCTCAATTAACTATGTTAAGTAGTTCTGATAAAGGTGTGAACAATTTGAATGTCAGTATTCCAATTTCCACAAATGGAGTAGGAAGTAAAGCTAGCACAATACTGAGTGATATTATCCAAGGAGTATCAAAAAAGGCGCCTTCTAAAGGAGAAAGTACAAATAGTGGGATGAAAGAGTTTTCATTAAATGAATTTATCCCTAAAGATAAGTTTTATAGCTTTACTGATAAAAAAACAAACACAGATTACATATCTTTTGGTCTCTCAAATGCGATTTATATATCAGATGAGGATTTGAAAATGCTCCAAAGTATAATAAGCAAGACTGGTCCTGCTACACTTTCTTCAAAACCAGATATGTATATAAATAATGATGGTCCAGTCTTTGGAACAGGTGTAAGTAGTGATGAGATATATATAGATTGTCAGCCAACAAATAGTTCTGAACAAGAAGTAGCAGTAAGTTATAATAAGTCCATTAATAATGATTTAGTAAAAATGGTAAAAAGCGAAGGATTTCAAATAACTCTATTAGTGATAGTAAGTCTAATATTATTATATTTGTTGTATAATCGTTTTGCGAGTATTCATAGTTCCTAATTTATAGTAATTAATAATTAATAATTATTATAAATATTTAGATAACACCTTTGTAATCAATAGGTGCGGCGTCGTATAATTGGTCTAAAGTAGGTGAATAAGAAGCTTTAGAATCAGGAGAGGGTCCTTTAGAAGGAGCCATTTTTTTAACAACTTCTTGTTCGAGTGTATAAGGGAATTGGTTCATAGCGGTTAATTTGCTCTTTTTATCTTCTTCGCTAGGGACATATTTTTTGAGTGCATCGGAGCCAGTTGCTACCGAACTTCTACGGATAAGTTCGTATGCTACGAGAAGTCCAAGGAGACCAACAAGTGGATGGCAACAAGAGAACAAAACAAGGAAAAAAGCGATGACAACAACTTTACCATAGGGTGTATCCACGACATCAGCAATAAATGCGGGGGTTGTGTGACCCATTAACAAGTAGAGAATAAATACAACAATTAGAATTTGTTGGTGTCTATGTTCTTTTTTCAGTAATTCACTAAAAATACTCATATATATCATATTACAAGATTATATTTCATAAGAATTAGAATAATATATTTTATAAAATGATATAACAATAAAAATGTATAATAAATAGATTTCTACTTAATAATGTCAAACACATATTTAGGTCAAAAAGGATATACAATACCTAAAAATAATTTAACAAGTTCTGAATTAACTAAATTAAAAGAAGAATTAATTGCTAAACCATTTGTTCAAGGAGTTCAATATGGTAATCAGGCAGAAGGATTTCCTATTTATCGTGAATCGGGAAAAAAAATATATGTTCCTAGATACTTTGGAGAAGAAAAATATGGAATCACGAATGACATTCGTATTTATCCAGGAGATGAGATAGATATAGCGTTTCATGGAGATTTGAGAGAACATCAATTACCAGCAGTAACAAAATATTTAGAAGAGGTTACAAGTGCTGATAGAGGAGGAGGGGGATTACTTGAGTTACCATGTGGATTTGGTAAAACGTGTTTAGGATTATATATTTGTTCGCAGTTAAAAAAGAAGACGTTGATAATTGTTCACAAAGAGTTTTTAATGAATCAGTGGATAGAACGTATACAACAATTTTTGCCAAATGCGAAAATAGGTAAGATTCAAGGACAAAAGATAGACATAGAAGGTAAGGATATAGTAATAGGAATGTTGCAATCACTATCTATGAAAGAATATCATGAGGATACTTTTAGCAGTTTTGGTCTAACAATAGTGGATGAGGTTCATCATATATCAAGTGAAGTATTTTCATGTGCGTTATTTAAGATAGTGACAAAGTATATGTTAGGGTTATCTGCCACTATGAATCGTAAAGATGGAACTACTAAAGTATTTAAAATGTTTTTAGGTGATGTAGTTTACAAAGCGACGAGAGAAAAGTCAGATAGTGTAACAGTTAGAGCGATAGAATACTTATCGCAAGATGAAGAGTTTAAAGAGGTTAAATTGGATTTTCGTGGTAACGTTCAATATAGTACTATGATTTCTAAATTATGTCAATACAATAAGAGGTCAGAGTTTATTATAAAAGTAGTATCAGATATGTTAGAAGAAAATCCATCGCAACAAATAATGATCTTAGCGCATAATAAAAACATATTAACATATATGCACGATGCGATTAATCATAGAAAAATAGCCAGTGTAGGATATTATGTAGGAGGGATGAAAGAACAACATTTAAAAGAAAGTGAAAAGAAAAAGGTGATAATAGCGACTTATAGTATGGCAGCAGAAGCACTAGATATAAAAACATTAACAACACTAATAATGGCAACTCCTAAAACAGATATAGAACAAGCAGTAGGACGAATCTTAAGAGAGAAACATAGTAATCCAATAGTAGTAGATATAATAGATGAGCATCAACCATTTAGAAATCAATGGACAAAGAGACGTTCATTTTATAACAAAAATAGTTATAAAATAATAAAATGTTCAAATTTGAATTATGATTCGGATATAAGATTTTGGAAACCAGTAAGTAATAAATCAACAAAAAACACAAAGGAACTATATTCACCAGATGATGTATTAATGGATACTTGTTTTTTGAAACTTCCTAAAAAATAATATATTAAATTAGAAATATATATAATATATTAAATTAGAAATATATATAATTTAATATATGTAATTATTTAACATCGCAGTGATTTTGGCGTTCAAAAATGACAGGGTTTGCTAAAGCAGATTCAGATGGTGCTAAAGGTCCTCCAGTAGAATAAGAAGGAGTATATGGAACATTACTCATATATTGGTGATAACCACCACGAAGTTTTCTAGAACCTTTGTGGTGTTTTCTTTTATGAGTTTTAGATTTATGGTGGTGATGGTAACGTTTTTTTCTAGATAATAAGCTAATAAGATCACGTTTTGCGTCATATAAATCACGTTTGGTTTTACGTGATGTTTTTCTAAACTTGGATGCGATCTTTTTTTCTGTTCTAGATGCGGTTTTTTTCACATTACGTAAGTTCTTTTTAATATGAGATAAACTCTTTCGTCGATGCGATTTTCCTCCCATGGTCCTATACTTATTACTAATATTTTTTATTTTTCGTTTAATAATATGAGATTTTCTTCCACCAACAATTTTAGATGCGGCGGCAGCCTCAACATTACTACCCACACCATGACATCCAAAATCAGAACTAGTATTAGTGCTTCCAAAAACAGAAGGATTATGAGTATTTAATGGATTTGCATATTGATGGTTAATATTGCTATATAAAGGTGGATTATTTAATGATAATGGTGAATCAGTCATTTATAATATATATAATATAGATATAATTATTTAATAGATATCCTTTTTTGTAACAATTCGTTCTTTGTTGTTGACAAGATGTAATGGTTGCCATTTTTTGTGTTTATAATTATATATACATAGCATTTTGTATGAGCGGTCTAAATATACATATTTATCTAAACGATCATCTTCAAACTCTTCTTCGTCGTCACTTTCTTCTAACGCATCTAAATTATAATTTTCCTTAATATTTCTAAATAATTTATTCATGTAAACACTTGTTTTATAATCAGGAATTGATGCGATACTATGAAAGTTGTCAGAACTATTATTATCGTAATAATATAGATTATAAATATCATTTTGAATATCTGCCTTAACCTTAAATATAAGTTCCTTAGATTGACTATGAGTATTATTTGCGTGATTATAGGTAGAATAATTATCAGTTTTAATATATTTCATATTAACAATATTATAATTTTTTTCACGTTGTAAAAATCTAAATTGAATATATTTAATTGTATAAGGGATAATTCGAATAATATTAATGAACTCTTGATAATTAGTATGAATTATAGGCAAACCCATAATTACATTATTTTTAAAATAAGAAACTTGTCTAATTTCATATTTATACATTATTTCTAAAATGTTCAATCTTTGAATTAATGATTGTGAATAAATATTTTCACCTTTATAGTATATTATATCTTCAGTAGTAAAGAACAATTTGGAATCGTATTCAAATAAAGTTCCATATAATAAAGTTCCATAGGATAATTTAGTATCAAAGCACACAGCATATCTTGTATTAATTTTAGTAATCTTATTGTGTGAGTTTAATTCAGCAAAAACGCATATATTTTGTGCATGTAGTGTTGTAAACCACGCTAAATGTTTTGTTCCTTCAGGAATAGCAAATAAAAAATCATGCTTATGAACTTTTTTATGACTTGTTGATTCATAAGAAAGTTCGAAATCAGGTATTTCATTCATTACTTGTTGATATTCATATTTATTCAAGAACATATATCATAATATATAGAGACACCTTTATATTATTGTAATTATATATTACTTGCACTTTCCAAATCACTTATAGATGTAGTGTTAGGTATATCATCAGTATCCAATGTCAGGGTGTCATTAGCATGTTCTTCTTTTAAGTAATTCTGTAGCTGATTTTTCATTTCATCCCTGTTAAAAGACGCGTGTTCACTAGGTTCACTAGGTTCACTAGGTTCACTAGGTTCACTATTATTACTACTACTATTTATAGTTTGATAAATTTTATCGTATTGTTTCTTAGGTTGATCTATATAGTCTTTTACTTGCGGAACAGTATAAGTAGTCTTAAGAAAAATAATTATTTGATGAATTAAATATATGATAACAATAGATATAATACTTACTTGAATACACCATAGTATCATTTTATATATTGTTTATATTAATACAATATAGATATAAACCTATTAAGTTCTTTTTTTATTAAAACGTTATCTAAATTTTGAATATTTTGTGGTGTATTAAAATAAAAATCTAAAATAATAAAATTATTCATATTAGTCTCATTAGATTTATTTAATGGATCTTTTCTATAGTATCCCTCTAAAACAAGATATAAACAACTAGATGATTCTATACAATAATATAAACATGTTATTTCTTGATATGTATGTTCGTAAGGAATTTGGGAATATATTTCTGTTTGTTTAAAAGAACTATTATCTATTAAAAAATGAATATTATTTTCAGATATTGAAATAGGGTCTTTATCTAGAGGAATATTCTTTATTATTTTTGTAGGAGTAATTGTATATATTCCTTCTGGAGAATACAAATAATTTGTTATTTTATTTTTGTTATAGTGTGGTTGTAAATGTAAATATTTATTTTGAATAGATTTAATATCATAATTTTTAATGTATATTTTACTCATAATAATTATATTATCTTAAACTATTTAAACCTATTAATTAAAAGTTATATAGTAATGATGAACGTAATTATTGTTGAAAAACTAGGTATGTTGAAACAGACAAGTATCAAAAAATATAATGTAGAGGAACTTTATAAAAAATGTGGATTTAAAAAATCAGAAGGATTTGAAAAACAAACTGAATGGGGGGTAAAAATGGACAAGAAAAAATATATAATTGCTGTATTTGCCAAAACAACCGGTAAAGCAAATTCAGAAAATAAATATGATTTTCCTCCTCCGATTGATACTAAATTATTTTTTGGTAATTGTTTAATAGTAAGATACGAGAAAGAAGCAAATGGAACCCAAACACCATGTTCTTTATCTTTAGAACAATGGCAAAAAGTCTATGAAGATCTATTCGGAGGATTTGAAGATTTATCATCAACAGCACTTGATGATGAAAAGGAAGTAGATGAATTAGCAAATATTGCGAATAAATATAAAACATCATCAGGATATTTAAAAGATGGATTTGTAGTAGATGATAGTGATAAAGATGGTGATAGTAAAAATGATAAAGATGAATCATCGGAGTTTTCTGATAACACTCTAGAATTGAATATGGAAGATGAAGATGAAGATGAAGATGAAGATGAAGATGAAGATGAAGATGAAGTTGAAATGAGTGGGTCAGAACTAAGTGAAGATGAATATGTTACAGAAAGTGAAACCGAGGTTGAAAATGCTGATCTGTAAATATTTTATAATTAAAATTGAATTAGTTTAAATATAAATTATTAATTTATCTAGTAAGAAGAATATGAGAATCATAGAAAATCCTAAACAATTCAGAGGTAATATTCGTATTAAGCTTTTTGATATATTAAAAAGTGAACAAAAATCTACTAACTTAGAAATAGGTATTTATAATTATTCATTAAATGAAGCAGACCAGCGAAAAGTTGTGAAAAAATGGGATAATTATCATTTTGTTCAATTATATATTGATAGACTGCGAAGTATATATTTGAATTTATCTAATTCTGAATTAGTGGGCAATATATTGAATGGTTATTTAAATGTAAAAACCTTAGCATTTATGACTCATCAAGAAATGAATCCAAAAAAATGGGATGAACTAATTAAGAAAAAGATTGAACGTAATAAGGCAAAATATAATACTGAAATTGAAGCAGCAACAGACACATTTAAATGTCGTAAATGTAAATCTAATAAATGTACGTATTATCAGATGCAGACTCGTTCTGCTGATGAACCGATGACGACATTTGTTAATTGTATTGATTGTGGTAATAGGTGGAAATGTTAATAAATCAATTAAATTATTAATTATTAATTATTAATTATTAATTAATATATTATATAAAAACTAACCAATATGATTATTATACATGAACGAAGGGTTTAAAATAAGCAAAATAGAACATGATTTACTATATATTAATCAAAATATAGAGGTTTATTCAAATGAGGAAAAACGTAGAGAATATTTAAAAAAAATAGCTTATATGATACCAGAAGCTACTATTCCTCAAAATCATATAAAATATTTACAGGAAATAAGGGATAAATATATAGAAAAACCAAATGTAATATATGATATAGGCGCTTGTGTTTTACATTGGACTAATATATGTAAACAATTTGTATGGAAAGATTCAAGCACGGAATATATAGTGTTTGATGCCTTTTCTGATGCTGAATTTTTATATAAAGAATATAATTTGAGATATAATATAGATGTATTAAGTGATGAAATAAATAAAGAAGTAAAATGGTTCGAAAATCCAATTTTTCCTGGTGGAAATTCTTATTTTAAAGAAAAGAATGAATTAGTATTTCCATCTGATGAATACAAAATTAAAAAATGTAATACTTTAACAAATGTAGTTAAAACTAAAGGGTTTCCTTTACCAGATATTATTAAAATAGATGTTCAAGGTTGTGAAAAAGATATAATACTAGGAGGGAAGGAGATAATAAAAGAAGCCAAACATTTAATTGTTGAATTACAACACGCACATTATAATGAAGATGCTCCATTATATAGTGAAGTAATTCCTATTATTGAAGATCTTGGATTTAAATTAGAAAAACCACTTTTTTGTAATAATGGAAGTGATGGTGATTATCATTTTGTAAATATTAATAAATGTTAAATATTTAAAATTGTAAAATATAATTCAATATTTAAATTATATTTTATATTTTATTAAAGTCAAATTCCAAACGCAGTAGGTCTAGAAATAATAGTAACTTCTCTATCACCATTATCTTTACCCTCTATATGTATTATATTATGACGACCATTATAATACCCACTTTCATTATCAACTTTAACATTATTTATTTTTCCATATAAATATAAATCATCCACCCTAGTATCATAATAAATTAATCCAGATAAAGTGCCTTTATCTGTTTTATATGTTACATTTCCCATTACATTATTGACATTATTCACGATTAAGTGATTATTTATGGAATAAACATACCCTTTAGTTTTTTTATTGTTGCTGTAAATGGATGAATATATATAATTTGTATAAAGAGTATCAGGTTTATGCATAACAATGGTAGAGTTTTTCTGCAATTCATGAGTTGTATATGTAAAAGTTTCAACACTTGTATCTAAATGCACATATATGGCAACGATAATGAAAATTATAACAAAAAATAAATTAAAAAGATCCATCGTAATCCCTAAACGTTTGTAATTTGATGTCATATTTATCATATTTATCATATGTTATATAATATTATAATAGATTTTTTATATGTTATATTAAAATTTCCAAATCTTGAATTTTCCAGTATTCAGATTTTCCGCCAAATAATGGTCGACGAATAATAAAAGGAATACGTTTTTGTTGTAACTCTAATTGCGCGATTAAGTATCCTTCTATAATATGTTCAGGAACTTTTACTAAAGGTTGTGCTCCAGAATCAATTTGTTTTGCTCTTTGTCCTAATATTCTAGTTTTTTCATATTTAGTTAAATATGGCAAAGTTGTATGTAAATCATCTATAATATTATTATTATTATCTCTAACAACATTACATAATGCTTTAACTTCATCATAATTATGGGATTCACATTCAGGATGTGCGTCTAATATATAATTTTGCTTAATCTCCTCATTAAATTTTTGAAGATATTTTTCATCATAATCATCATCGTCGCTATCTTCAAAATTATTATTTTCCATATTTATGTTGTTTAAATCATATATATCATTAATATTATTATCATCTTCATCATCATAATCATTAGTAGACATATTTTCATCATATTCTTCATCGTTATCTTGTATATCGTGAGTTTCTTCATCATTTTCTTCATCTTCTTCATCTTCTTCATCTTCTTCATTTTCTTCATTTTCTTCATTTTCTTCATTTTCTTCATTTTCTTCATTTTCTTCAATTTCTTCAATTTCTTCATCATTTAATATACTATTATCATCATCTAATGAATCATCATCATTTGATTTATTATCATCACTTAAGTTTTGTTCGTCAAAGTAATTATCATCACCAACACCCATAGTTTCTAATATATAATATTATAGTATTATATTTTAAATCAATTTTTATTGAATTAACTTGATTATGCTTCTTTTTCTGTATTCCATACAATATCACAAGTAGAACATAAATATATATATTTCATATTTACATCGTCATATCTAATATAAATAATTTCTCTAGATTCATTTTTTGTGTTTGTAGAGCATTCAGCATTTGGACAAAGCATCTTATCAATACGAGGTAATGTAGGATCTAATTTAGTATATCTATTAATAATATGATTAAATTTCTGAGAAGTATCTGATAAATTTGTGCTAGATACTGTTGCGTTTTCAAATGATAATGAGGTATCTTCATTTCCACAATGACGACAATAATATATTAATTTATCAGAATTATCACTAATGCGGATGTAATACATATTTTGACAAGAACTACAGAAATGCATCTTTTAATATATTATATACGTTTATAATATTCTATTTAATTCAATTTTTATTTAATTTTCATTTGCTTAAACAATTTACTAAAATTATTATATAACTCTGTGTAATTAATTCTTACATGCATACTATACAATCCAGTACTGATATTTTGTGATTTAATATTTTTTTTTTGATGTTCTAAATGTTTCATAATTTTATTTTTATTTTTTTTTAAACTTTCAATCATGGGTTCTTCAAATATTCGAAAACGAGCATCAAAATGAATATTTTCGTTCAAAATATTTTGAATATTTTGTAAAATAGCAATATCATAATTTTTATAATTAATAATAGTATTATATTTATCGTAGTCGTTATGTTTTTCAGTTATACCAGGTTCGTTTAATAAAGGTGTATCATTCAATAAACTACATAATGTAAGTAAAATTGTAGAAATAGTTTGGCATGATGTCCATTGTTCTCCTCTCCATGTATTTAAGAGAGAAATACAAACCTTTCCAGAGGTATATAAATTTGGATTAAATCTAATATTCTCACCATTAGTACAATAGGTAACTATAGGAGGAGTATGCGGATAATCAGGTGGGTAGGAAAAATCAAAAAAATAATACCCCCCAAAGTAAGGTGTATCAGATGGTCCTATAATAAGCGCATAGCCTTTTAACATATCTTCACTATCATGAGAATAATATATTCCATTATCGTGTAATGGATTTTTATTTAAATATTTAATATCTTTGATAAGTCTTTTTATAGTTTCTTTTGTTAAGTTTATATATTCACTCATTTAATTATAATTTATTAAATAATTTTTATATGATTTCATGATAATATTTATTTATTATTACACATATGAACGTTGTGAGAATTAATAGAAGAAATATTCAAAGGTGTAAATTCCAACTTTGGATTTTAATATTAAAATTGAAAATATATAAATATATTGGTTGTAATATATACAAGATAAAATATGAATTATCAGTTACAACGGAATAAATATAATAATCTATCTGACTTTTTGATAAAGCATTTTGCTAAGAGTAGTACATTAAGTACACATACTCGTATTCCAAATAATGAACTTAACATTAAAGGGGGGTCTTATACAATTAACGAAGATGAAGAAGGAGAATTTTGGTTTCATTATTATGAACGTGTTTTTAAGAAAAAGCAATTAGAATATTTGACTGAAAAACAATTAAAGAAAGGTGGAGGCATATTAATAGATTTTGATTTTAGATATGAATATGATATTAAAGATCATGTCCATACAAAAGAAGATATTTTCAATATAGTGGATTTGTATTTGGACAAACTTAAGGAATGTTTTCTATTTACAGATAATATTAGTTTTCCTGTTTACATATTAGAAAAACCCCATGTGAACAGACTAGAAAATAAAGAGTATACCAAAGATGGTATTCATATGATTATAGGAATTCAAATGGATAATATACATCAAGTTGTATTACGAGATAAGGTATTAAGTTCAATTGATTCTATCTTACGTTTACCTCTAACAAATAGTTGGGATAGCGTATTAGATAAAGGTATTAGTGAAGGTGGAACAAATTGGCAATTGATTGGTTCAAGAAAACCCGAGCATGAAGCTTATGAACTTACTTATTATTATAATGTTACATATGATTCTACTGATGGGGAGTTTCAAACAGAACAATTACAGATAAGTGATTTCGATTTTACAACTGATTTACCAAAAATGTCTGCTAGATATAGAGAACATGTTACGTTTGATTTGAAATCTGAGTTTGTTAAATTAGTAGAAGATAAGCCTAAGTCAAAAAGAGGACCTAAGTTGAAAAAAAGTAAAAGTTCTCAATTATTACCTCCAGTAGATGATGAAGAAAATATTAACGCAGATTCTTTTAGGTTAGATAACATAACATCATTAAAAATATTAGAAAATGCTATGGACAATATACTGGCTGAGTTATTACCAAGTGAATATAATATTAGAGAAATACATGAGTTTGTTCAAATATTACCAGCGAAATATTATGAACCAGGATCACACTTCTTAAATCGACAAGTTGCTTTTGCTTTGAAAAGTAAAGACGATAGATTATTTTATAGTTGGGTTTTATTGAGAAGTAAAGCGGATGATTTTGATTACGCAGATATTCCTAATTTATATAAGTTGTGGAATCGTCATTTTGATATAGGTGATAAAACTAATCCTATTACATATAAGTCAATTCCCTTTTGGGCCCAGCATGATGCTGACCCAGAAGATTACGAAAGAGTCAAAAAGAATACGGTTGTTTATCATTTATATCAATCCTTAGAAAGTTTTGCGGATTATGATTTTGCTAAAGTTCTATATCATATGTTTAAGGATAAATATATTTGTTCTAGTATAGTGAATAGAACTTGGTATGTATTTGTTGATCATAGATGGAAGTTAGACAAGGGGTTTTCACTACGTAATAAGATATCCGAAGACATGTTTTACTTATACAGAGAAAAACAACAAGAACTATTAGAAGAAATGGCCGACGTAGAGTCAGGGTCTGATGAGTATATAGAATATAAAAATAAGAGTAAAGTATATTCTGAAGTATGTGCAAGATTTAAAAAAACTAATGATAAAAATAATATTTATAAAGAGGTTCATGAGTTGTTTTATGATGAATATTTTGTAAAACACATGGATGAAAATAGATATCTATTGTGTTGTGCGAATGGAATTATTGATCTAAAAAATAATGTATTTCGTGCGGGGTATCCACAAGATTATATAACTAAAAGCACGCATGTAGATTATTTAGGTAAGGATTTGAGTGAGTATCAAGATATAGTAGATGAAATAAAAGATTTTATTGAAAAAATAATACCAATTAAAACATTAAACAAATACTTTTGGGATCATTTAGCATCTTCACTAATTGGTGAAAATCGTAATCAATCATTTAATATATATAGAGGTAGTGGAAGTAACGGGAAGTCATTATTTACAGAATTAATGGAATATGTATTAGGTGAATATTATGGCAGTGTTCCAGTTAATTTGATTACTGATAAGCGTACAGCTATTGGTGGTACTTCCTCAGAAATTATGGCTTTAAAAGGAGTTCGGTATGCTGTGTTACAAGAACCTACTAAGGGAATGCAAATGAATGAAGGGTTGATGAAGCAATTAACTGGTGATTCCAAAATGCAAGGTAGAGCATTATATTCAGAAACTGAAAGTTTTGCTATTCAGTTTGATTTAGTCGTATGTTGTAATACACTATTTGAAATTACAAGTAATGATGAAGGTACTTGGAGAAGAATTAAAATAGTTGATTTCATGTCTAAGTTTGTGAATGATAATGATAATGTTGCTGAAGAAACTTCTTATAAATTTAAGAAAGATCCAAATTTAAAAGAAAAATTTCCTAAATGGAAAAATGTGTTTCTAAGTATGTTAATCAATAGAGCACTAGAAACCCAAGGTATAGTAAAAGATTGTGAAGAAGTATTAGTAGCTTCTAAGAAATATAGACAAGGACAAGATCATATTGCCGGCTTTATTGCGGAAATGATTGGTAAACAACCAGGAAAAAAAGTGGGCAAACGTGAATTAATAGAAACATTTAAAGTATGGTATCAAGAACAACAAGGAAATAGAAAAATGCCTAAGGGTGTAGAAGTATGTGAATATATGAATAAAAAGTTTGGTGATATACATAGAGATGGATGGCACGATATAGAAATATTATATCCTGATCATAATGATGATTTACAAGATGTTTAATATATTTATTCAAAGGTGTATAATTGAGTTTTCAACAATATTATTATCTTCAATATATTCATTATTTTTTTTGTGACAATATTTTTTAATATTATTTATAAATACTAAACAACATGCCCCAATAACTATAGTCCCTGCCAAACCACTAGCTATAATACCTACTATTATAAATGTTTGCTCTAAATTAATATTCATTATATTAATGGTTATATAATATAATGAATATTGACGTAAATGTCTTTAAACCCTTGGTAATATATTAAAATAAATTAATAAAATACAATATAATAGATAGGAAAAAATTAAAAATCTTAGATAAAATATACATTACTATACCAATTGTCCCTGATAAAAATTTCCATAATTTATCAAATGATCCTAATAATAGCTTATTAATTATAAAATTAATTATAAATGGATAACCAATAAATAATATTAAAATACCAATTAAATGACCTTTTCCCCTATTACTATCAAGAGTAAATATAAAAATTAGAAAGATAATAAGGAATACAATATATATAAATTTAAAAAAAAGATTCCATGTGTTTAATTTATCATATTTTTGATTTTCATAAAAAGTTTTACGATTATTAGTAATAGTATCACTTTCATGTGTTGCTATTTTCCTGTCCATATTTTCTCCTTTTTTAATCAATATATTGTAATAAGAATATATGTTATTTTTATCAGTTTCTAGTTGTTTATTATAATTTAAAATATATAATGTATTATCATATAAGTTTTGAAAATTTCTCGTATGTTCATTCTCTAAGTCAATAGCATCATTTTGTACTTTTTTTTTCTCTTCCTTTCTTTTTTCTTGTTCTTCAACTTTATGTTTTATTTTCTTTTCTTTTTTTTGCTGTTCTAACCTTTGTTCTTTATATTCTATTTCTTTATCCCTTAATTTTTCTGCTATCTTTTCTTTACCTTTATCTAATTCTTGTTGTTTTTCTAGATATGCAAATGAATTTGATATTGACATAATATACTACTATAATATAATAAGATTTATTTTTATTAGATTATATTTATTTTTTTTGGGTTACTACACATTTGTTTGCTTCCTTAGTATAAGTATAACCTTCGGGACAACAATCTTGATCGACGCATGCATCTTCCAATAAAGAAAACTTAGGAAGAGTTACATCGGGAGATGTAGAATAAGAAGATGGTGGGGGAGTAAAAGAATATTCATCATAATACATATTACTGCGTTGATAAGCATCATATACTTTTGCTCCAATATTAATACAAAACATGACTAAAATAACGATTAATCCAATTGAATAAATAGACCCTGATATTATTTGTTTTTTATTTAAATATATTAAAATAATTACTATAAATAGATAAAATATAGCATATTTTAAAATCGAAATGTTATTCTGATATTGTTGAGTGTAATAATCATTTATTTCTACTAAACGATATTTATTATTTTTTGCTTGTTCTAATTCTTCTAATTTATTTTCCGCATGTTTAATTTCTTCACTAACTATGTTTAAAGCATTAGTTTGGGCGCTTACTGTATCGGTAACACTTTGTAAATTATTAACATAAAAATTTTGATTATCATTCATATTATCATATAATTGAACTCTCATAGCATTTAAATTATTTAATTGATCTGTGATTAATCCCTTTTGTTCAACAGATAGAGTTCCTGTTGCTGACCCGTGTTCTAATTGTTTATATAAATTATTTTCAATCTTACTTAATTTTTGGATATCTTGTTCTGTATTTACTGAATCCATTTGATATATTATATATAGCTAAAATAATATATCAAAATATAAATTATTTAATTGCTCTAAATATTATTATACTAACTAAAATTAAAATTGTTATCCAAATATAAAAACTATAATTCATGGATTTAGATACAACGTAACTATCATTAACTACATTATTACTATAAATATTTGCGTTAAGGTTTTCTTTAATTTTGCTTGATAATTCTTTGTATGTATTTATGTTTTTATCTAATAATTTTTTGTCAACCCCACTTAATGTTGTCATATCTACATTCATACTCTTTAATGTATTAATGTTTGTCTCAATAGATAGCACAATTGGAGTCATTTCTTCTTGAAGTTCTAATAACGCTTTTTTATCATGACTTATGGTTTCTGCTAAACCACATAAATATGACATTTCCATCGGTTCGCCTTTTTCTGTATTATTCCATTCGCTGGAATGAATTTCATTAATTTTTTTAGGACAAGATTTATTGTTTTTTACAATAGGATTTTTAATATACAAATCTGTTCCTTCATCAGTATAATTGTCTTCTTTAAAAATATCTTGTGTAATACCGATTGTCTTAAATGCACATGATTTATTATTATTATTATAAGTAAAACCAAAACAATCATTCATACCAATAGCCATTTCCTTACATGTATCTAAACTGCTACCACTTACTTCTTTAATTGTATTCAAAGGTGAATTAGTATTTGATTTAACAATCCATTCATACGTAATCATGCTCGCTGGATATTCTTTTAAAATATTCATTTTATCAACATATCCTAATTTACCTACTAAATTAGCTTCTTTTTCATTTACATCATTTAATTGATATACAGCATTAACCCATTTACTCCCAACCATTTTTCCTGACAAGTTTAATTTATAAGGGTTAGCTACTCCATCTCGTGTAGCTTGATCTAAATTATTAGATAGATAACACATAACATTTCCGTCTTCATTTTTATCTGATACACCAAAATATTTATATCCACTAGCCGTAGCCAAATTATTACACTCTGTTATGGTTGATTCAGGGGTACCATCACCAGTTTCTATCATTGCGGAATCATATGAGTCATTTAAATAACATCCTAAATATTTAGGAGTTTGCGTTTGTTCCTCTTTACTAGGCACAGCATATACAGCATTTGCCCAACCTCCACCCATCATATTACCATCAATATCTTTGTAATACGTTCCAATATCACACCCACTTAATGTACCTTCCACAGGAACTTCTCCTAAACTTACCGCACGTTCCCAACCATTTCCTACAAAACATTGTCCATACCCTTGATTATTTCCACATTGTCTTCCAAAATATTTATAGTTTTCATTAATAGCTATATTTTTACACTCCTCCCATGTATTATAACCTTTATCTATTGGAACAGAACGATTTGGATTATCATTATACGAACCAGCATATTGTGGTTCATTTGAAACAGCTTGATATAACGCAACCACTCCTTTTCCTCCATAAACCTTATTATCAGAATCAGCTCCACATACATCATTATTTGGTGATCCAGACATTCCCCATCCAATTGTTGCTTCTCCGTATTTAGTAGTATTTGCTAAATTATTACTAACAGAACAAATATATTTTTGTTGTTCCCAAGATGGATCTTGATAATTACTTCCCTGTAGTCCGAAATATTTACTTCCTCTATTTATGGCAGCTGTCTTACATTGTTCATATGAATATCCATTTTTTCCGTTGTTTAGTAAAGTCATCGCCCTATCTATATCATCTTTGAATACACCAACATAGTCAGCTTGTTGTTTCAAATTCCCTGTACTACTAACCCATACATTCTTCTCAAGATTTGATTTATATTGTGTAACTTCATCTATTAACACATTTTGGATATTATTATATTTATTAATTAATGTATTTAAAATACGTTGTTCATTTTGTAATGAAGCAACAACTTTTTGTGTGTCTAAACTACGATTTATTTCATTATCTGAATTATCTATAGTTTTTTTTGTTAATTCAGTATTCATCATTAATATACTAATATATTATAACTATATAATATATTATTTTCAAACTAGCAAATAATATTAATTAACCGAGTATGTTAACATACCATAACAACACGTAAGTTACTAATAATCCCCATATCATAAATATAGGTGGATTATAAAGATTTATACTAGTAAAAAATAATAAAATTATTAATATAGACCATTTCATATAGGAGCTACCAGATATACCACTATATGATTCTGTATTTAAAACAAATATCCAACCACACAATATAATAACAATTAAAGATAATAATAAATACCTAGTATTAATACTATTGTTAAAAGTTGTTTGTTCTTTTGTATCATTTAATAAACTTTCATATTCTTGTAATAATTCTCGCATTTCTATACGTTGTATTTTTAATAACTCATACTCATTATTTAGCTCATTATTATTAGCCTCAATACTATTCTTATATTTATCATAACTATTACGAGACAATTTATTCATATCTCTATAAGTACCTATAGTCGCTGATAATTTTTCATTTAACCTTTCTATTTTTTTTAATTTCTCCGAATCCATTTTATCAAATTTATTTGATGATCTAATATCTTCAACAAAATCTAATAATTGTTGTTTATAAATAACCATATCTTCATCATATTCAGCTTTTAACAAATTATCTACGAAAATATTAAGTTTTATAAGTTCATTTTGTTCTGATGGTTTACTTCCAACTATACCCATTATATATAATATATTTATATTTTAAAAATATTTTTTTTTCTTTTATTTTCATCATTTTCATTTGTTCTTTTTTTTAAAAATGTAAAATATTTATTTGCTAATTCATATCTTTTTTTAATTTCTTTCGCATTTTTATATTTAGTATCTCTATATTTATTTAATACACCTAAACGTACCCTAAGTATCATAGCTACTTGCCATATTCTTTTATGGCTATATTTATTTGTTTTATATAATTTTTCTAATTTATTAATAGTATTCTTAACGTCATCTAATGTTGCGTATTTAATATGTATAGTATCACTTGGATCCTTATCTATGTAAACATCAAATGATGTTTTCGGATTATCATTATTAAATAAAAAAGTAGGTGTTTTGTCTTTTTTACGAGTATTATTTTTTTGAAGTCGTTTACAAAAATTATAAGGCGCGCATGAAGAACGCATAGAAAAACCTTTAATACGTGATGTTAAACATTTTTTTTTACTAAATTTTCTAGGTAGACTAAATATTTTTTTATCTTTTCTTATACACTTTTTTGTTTTATTGGTATGTTTACAACAATCTAGCATATATATAGTTTCCAGAATTAATTTTGGGTATTTACAGATAGTAAATGATATTCATAATTATTATTGTTCCATTTTTTATTGTTCCAATTTTTATCTTCAGATCCTTTTGTTTGTTCACTTGAATTAATTTTTATTTTATCAAGTCTATATTGTGAACAACTACCACAATGATCTTCATTTGAGTAATCAACTAATATATATGCGTCATTTGTATTATCATGAATTTTCCATCTCCCTACTACCTTTTTCGGCTCTGGGGTTGTGAACTTATGAATTATATTCTTAATAGAATTTACACTATATAATCGTTTTGATAACATATTTATATTATCTAATATATATGTTATTAAATTAAAATTAAATTAAATCAATTTTTAAATAGTGAATATGTAGCTCCTGTTAATAATACATTTCCTATTACCATTATAACGTTTTGCATATATTGTTTATTGTAATGTAACTCTGTATCATATTTCAATACTTTACTTCCATTATCTAACATATTTAAATTATTTAATTCTTTACGATAATGCTTATTTTCATCTTTTTGTTCTTTAATGTACACATTTAATTCTTCTAATTCCTTTTCATTATTCTCTAATATTTGTTCTTGTTCTGATTTTATGTCATCTAATTCCTTTTTTATTGATTTTAAATTATTTATAAGTAAAGAATATTCGCGTTCATATTCTTCATCATCTGGATATACTTCATGATTAACATATGCTGTTTTAAAACCATCTAATGCAGAAAAAAAAGAACTATGTTCTCCTTCTAATTTTTGTTTAACATTATTATATGTATCCATATTCATCTCCATATTTTAATATATTAATATATAATATTATTTTATTATTCAATTATATACAAATTCTATAATATAATCCTTCAATTGCTGTTTTACTAGGTCTGGTAATTTCACATACTTGTCCTGGTCTAATACCTATTACCTGTGCTACAGGATCAAATCTTGAAATATCTGGAAATTCTTTGTTATTAGTTATATTATACCTACGCTTGACTTCATCAAGTTCTTCATTATTTAAAACTTTATGAGGAGGAACTAAGCTATGTTCTAATATATTAAATTGTAAACGTTTAATATTTTGAATGACTATGAATAAGTTTTCTTGTTCCCAAATATGTTTTAATAAATTAGTAATTGTATCATTAATATCGTCTTTTGTGATAATCATTAGTGTATCATCATGTGTTAATATTTCTTCTAAATTAAACAGATCATCAATAATTTCTTGAATATTTTTATCTCTTAAACTTTTACCTAAATAGAAAGTTATATATATTTTGTTAATTTTACCTGTTTTTTCATTTTTCTTTTCTAACAACATATCTAGTTGTTGGGTTTGATACATCGCATTAACTTCATTAACACTAAAATTTTCATATTCGTCTACATTATACCCTTGCAAACTCATCATTTTAATTATTGTGTTTCTAGCTTTGTAAATAGAAGATATTGTACTACTTGAGTTTTGTGACATCCTTTATATATATACTTTATAACTTCATTTTTATTTAATTCAATTTTAATTTAATAAAAATAATTTTAAATATTAATAGTTACAGCTTTTGTTCCACCTGATTGATTTTTTGAAGATTCCTCCTCATCATTCTTTTTTTCTTCTTCTGGAAGTTCATCTACTTTTAAAATACTTATAGTATCATCTTCTTTGGGAATAGAAGAAATATTTTTTTCATTTACTATTTTTTCTTCATCTTCTCTTTTTTTTTCTGCCATAATTTCCATTAATTTTAATTTTTCAACATCACTTAATGAATCATATTGATTTTTCAATTCTTGATTATGTATAATTACTGGAAAACTTGGTGGATATGGAATTGAATCGCTTGATGGTGGTGCGTATGGAATTGAATCGCTTGATGGTGGTGCGTATGGAATTGAATCGCTTGATGGTGGTGCGTATGGAATTGAATCGCTTGATGGTGGGGCATATGGTATAGACGTATCTGAGTTTGAATTATCAGAAACTGGATTATATTTTGTAGAACTCGAGTTAACAACATATGGAGATGAGAGTTCTTGAATTAATGTAGGATACGTCCATTGAGGATCACTAAGACGATTACCATTTTCATCTTCCTGTACATAATATATCGCGTTATTTTGTTGAGATATTTTTGCTTTCCAAGGATAAGGTAACTCTTTTGATATCTCAATTACTTGTTGTTCTAATTTATTCTTTTCTTCTTCTTTTTCTTTAATTTCTTCAACCCATGATGGTATTGTATTATTATCTTCGGTTGTAGATGTAGATGAAGATGAAGATAAAACCATATTTTTATTTATTTTTTTCTTTTCTTGATTTTTTGAAAGTATCTTTCCCATATTGCGACTATAATTAGAGAATAAACTATCTAAATTTGTAGATTCATCTAACAATTTATTTATATTATCAGAATACGATAAACCTAATAATTTATCAATATTGTCTTCTGTAATAATTCTCATTTGAATATTCATAGCCTGTAATTCTTGAATTAATAATTTTAAAGAATATGGGATCCTAACAATACTAAATGAACGACCAAAACGACTAACATTTTCTAGGTTCATATTTCCATCTACACCCGTATAGAATTGGAGAGGACCATCAGCAAATGGGCTTAAAAATATATTTTGAGAAGGATTATAAACAGCCAATCCACCGCTTTTATTACATACTGCCATAAAATACTCATCACCACGAATCATAAACGATTCATTTAAAAAATTAGAAGCTCCATGTGCTAGTATTCCATCACGTTCCATTTCACCTATTCGCAATCCACCATCATTTGCTCTTCCTTGAACAGTTTGACGGGTTAATCCTGTTAGTTTACCACGTGCACGCGCATTTATTTTATCTTTAACCATATGTTTTAAACGCATATAGTAAGTTGGACCCATATAAATAGAAGAAATTAATTGTTCTCCAGTCATTCCATTATATAAAATTTGATTTCCACTCGAATGGAATCCTGCGTTTACTAACATTTCTCCATATATTTTTGTATTTGGCCCTTTAACTGCGAACGCAGTTCCTTCACCATATCCTCCGTAAACAGCGCATGCTTTACCAAATAAAGTTTCCATTAGTTGCCCTATTGTCATTCGTGATGGAAGAGCATGTGGATTAATAATTAAATCGGGACGAGTTCCATCTGCTGAATAAGGCATATCTTCTTCTGGTATAATAAGCCCAATAGTCCCTTTTTGACCTGCACGAGATGCCATTTTATCTCCAATTGCTGGTATTCTTTCTTCACGTATTCTAATTTTTGCTATTCTTGTTCCTTCTTCACCTTCTGTAATAAAAGCTTTATCTACAACACCTAATTGTCCTTTCTTTGTAAAAACTGAAGAATCAGATATGAACTCAGTATCCATATTATCATATATTGTTTTCCCAATCAATACTGTTTTCTCAGTAATAGGTGTATCTTCTTTTATAATACCATGTTCATCCAATTCAGTATAATCAAACCCTTTCTTTATACCACGAACATTTTCTAAAGTATGTATTTGGGTAAACCTTGAATTAATAGTAGAACCTGATATTTTACTTGTTTCTTCATAAGATTCATATCCTGTAAAATATGTAGTATTAAATAATCCTCTTTTAATTGACCCAGCGTTTATTAAAATTGCATCTTCTACATTATATCCAGTATAAGACATAATAGCAACAATAGTATTTACTCCATATGGCATTTCTTCTTTATTTACATAGTCTAAATATTTACTTTTAATTAAAGGAACTTGACCATAATTCAAAACTACACTCATTTTATCTATACGCATTTGATAATTAGTATTATATAATGAAACAGCTTGTTTACTTTGTCCACAAGAAAACGCATTACGAGTGCTTGGATTGTCTTCTGGATATATTACTAAATTACCCATTACGCCAAATAATAATGAGGGGTCTATTTCCACATGTGTATAATATTTATTCTTTTTCACATTTGTTAAATTAGATGCGATTAAAGAACACTCTTCCTCAGAAGCATCAATATAATCAATAATTGCCTGTTTATTTTCTAATTCTTCTTCTATTAATTCATTACCATTTTTGAATTGATCGTATAATTCTGAAATTGTATAAAAATTATTATTGGATAAATTAAAATTAGATATGGATTTTTCATTAAATCCTGTAACAATATCGCTCCATTTAAAATTATCAGAAAATAATAAATCTTTTACATCATTTCTTTGAAAACTAATCTTTCCTTTATCTACATAGTAAATAGGACGTGTTAGACGTCCTGCATCTGTATATATATGTAATTCATTCATTTCATATAAAAAACTAATACTTATGTAACACGGAATTAAGCCATTTCTACGATATATTTTAATTAATTTTATTGTTTCTAATGGATTTTCCAATGACCCTATCCAATTACCATTCACAAATACCTTTGTAAAATAATATAATTCTTTAAATGAACATTCTGGTAATAACTTAAGAAATGTTTTAGCTCGTAACCATTCTAACATAGGTTTACTTGAACTACCTGTTGTTATTAGAGTAGTTATAGACATGTGTTTATGTAATCCAATATTACCTCCATCAGGAGTATCAGCAGGATCAATATATCCCCATTGACTAGAATGTAACAAACGTGGCCCAACAACTTTAGCACTTGCATCCAATGGTAAATTAAACTTTCGTAATTGTGAGATGAACGAGTTCCATGAGAGACGATTTAAATCCTGAACAACTCCTACTTTTTTGGTATTTGCTTGTGAACCCCAGTTACCTTTAAACGCTCTTTTAATTCCTTGTTCCCAAATTCGTTCTTTAAAAAAATCATTATAATTTGTCTCTATTAAGCTTAGAAAATCAGTTTTATATCGTCCTTTATGTAAATTAAATTCACTATCTATTTTCGTTCCAATTTTTTTGTTTTGAAGAATAAAATACTCACGAAATAAATCATACAATAGTGTACCTGATAATTCTACTCTTTTAAAGCGAAAATTATCTCTATCAGTTGGTTTATCTTCTTTTGTAAAAACTCTTAGCATACGATTTACCATATAACCAATAAAATAGGCTTTATCTAAAAAATTAGTAGTGCCTATGTGAGGTAAAAAGTAATTCATTAAAATATCCATTACACCACTAAGCGTGGTTCTTTTAGTAAAAGTAGCTATAAACTCTAATGCTGTTTGTTGGTTAAATATCATATTGGCATCGTGGATAGATGGTATAAAAAGATCAATATAATTACTATTTTTTTCTAAATCTAACAAACAATATTCTATAATTTCTTTATCAGACATTACACCTAATGCTCTCATAAGAATAAATAATGGAATAGGTTTTTTAACATTAGGTATATTAACAACTATTTGATTATTTGTTAATGTTGAAGATGGGGCTACAATAGAAACTGATGTTTTACGAATATGTTTAGATGTATCTTCAGATACAGAACGTATTTCAGCATAATGACTATATAATTCATCCGGTTTATTAGATTTCACATAGATCATATTATCAGCAAACTTTTCTTGAGATACTATTACTTTTTCTTTTCCATCTATAATGAAATACCCTCCATAGTCATTCTTACATTCACCCATGTAATATCTTGTTTCACGAGGTAAATTTTTTAATATACATAGTTGCGATTGTAACATAATTGGCATACGACCTAAATAAATTTTTTCTAATACTGATGATGTTGTTTTCTCTTCACCATCTCCATTTTCTTCATAGTATGTAAGTTCATATTCTACATCATAATGAATAGTAACTCCATAATTCATATTACGTAATCTTGCGTCATTTGGATACATATAGTGTGTGTTATTATCATCATAAATTACAGGTTTTCCAAAATATACTCGGTTACCATCTTTTCCTCCCAAATAAAGTAGACATTCATTTTTATTGTCATCATCACCAGATTCTTTAATACGGATTGGGTTATTCTCTCTAAAAATTTTATAAATATCTTCTTTTACTAACTTGTTATAAGAATCTAAATGATGTGCAACTAAATTTGATGGATTATCAGTGAAATATTTGTCAATAATCTTCCATGAAACTTCTTCCATTTCTATATTATTATAGTCTTATTTTTTTATAATATAATTTTTATATATTATAAAAAGAATTCATAATTTTACATTTAATCTATTAAATTATTTCATATCGTGATCTTTCTCATCTTTGTCATCTTCGTGATCTTTCTTTTTTTCATGTTCTTTCTTATCTTCGTCATGTTTACCATCTTTTTTATCATCATTTTTCATTTCTAAACCTTCCACCGATTTACCATGAACAATTACTAATACCAAAATTAAGAATAGTAATATAAAAGGTAATAATACTAAAAACCATGCGAATCCAGAATGATTATCTTTGCACATCAAATTTAATATCCATGTCCAGAACAAAATATAGGCAATTTGGAAAACAAATAATAATGTAGAATCACCAACATTTGTAGCAAATCCTACTAATTTATATGTTGATTTACTATTTCTATTTTCATAAAGAGACAACAATAATCCTAAAATAGATAAAGAAGCATAAAAAAAGGCGGGTTTACAAAGATTCCTAAAATCTTTAACAATAGTCATTTATAATAATTATATAAAAAAAAATTATAAATTAGGTTGTTCATATGGTGTTGGATTTACTGGTGTGGGATAACCATATACATTATTATAGGCACTTCCCATTCCATATTCTAAATCTCTACCAACATTAGCTAAAGGTGTGGGTAGCACTTTTGATATTCCGTTACCAAGACCTCCTTTTCTTTTTCTTCCACCTCCACGACTAGGTCTCATAGCTGTTTGGATATCAGGAGAATATTTATTTAATGCGTAATGATTTGTTACACCTTGTTCACCTGAAACTCCTGGCCAATCGTCTATATTACTCGACCATGGTTTTCCTACTAAACTCGACCCACCTCTATATTTACGACTTTTACGTGTATATCGTTTTCTTCCTCCAACTAAACTTGGTGCTAACCCTCCTGAACTACAACCACATCCTCCTTTTTGAGGTCGTCCTCCTACTAAACTACTACCTAAAGGTGTAGAACAATCGCAACCTCCTCTTTGTTTTTTACTATATCGTCTTTTATGATATTTTTTATGATTTTTTTTGTGAGTTTTAACTTTTTTCCCATGTCTTTTTGTGTGTTTGGACATTTTATATATTAATATGAGATTTTATTCTAAATCTACATGAGTTAACATATGACGTCTACAACACATTTTATTTAATCCTAAAGAATCCAATACCTCTCCCTCTGGTGTCTTTTCAGAAAACTCTTTTGTTAAATATAATACTTTATCCACACCCATATTTTTATTTAATTTAATTTTTCTTACTTCTGCTAAATAATATCTATATTTATCAGCTAAAACCATACCACATGTAAAACACTTAACTGGAATTATCATTTTATAATATAATAATAGAATATGTTTATTTTAAAAATCAATTTTTAATTTTATTTTAATTTAACAATTTTCATTTAAAGTTATTAGGTAATATTTCTCATATGAATATACATATTGATTTGGATAAAACCTTATGCACTACACTCAATAGTGATTATCAAAATTCATCACCAATTATTGATAGAATTAATAAAGTAAATAAATTAAAAGAAGAAGGGAATTATATAACCATATGGACTGCAAGAGGTCAAACCAGTAAAATAGATTTTACAGAATTAACAAAGAAACAATTACATGACTGGAATGTTCAATATGATAAATTATTAATGGGTAAACCATCTTATGACTTATATATTGATGACAAAAGTGTAAATGTCGATGAATATTGGAAAATACCTAATAATTGTCAATCTAAAATTTTGAATAGTGAAATAGTAAAAAAAGGATGGGGTAAGGAAATAATATTTGTTAATAATTCTGAATATTGTGGTAAAATTCTTTGCTTTGATCAAGGTAAAAAATTTTCTATGCATTATCATGTAACAAAAAAGGAAACATGGTATGTAGCCAAAGGTAAGTTTATTTTTAGTTGGATTGATCCTGAAAAAGGAATAACAAATACTGAGTATTTAAATGTAGGAGATGTAATTACAAACGAAAGAGGCGAAGCACATCAACTAGAAGCGTTAGAAGATAGCCAAGTATTTGAAGTATCTACACCCCATCAAGATAATGATAGTTATAGAATATATAAAGGTAACTAATTATATTATATAAAAATGGATATTTTATATGATATACAAAATAAAAAACCACATATCTTGGTAATCGGTGATATTATGTTAGATAAATATATAAATTGTAAAATAAATAAATATTCAAAAGAGGCTGACATACCAATTTTAGATGTAGAAAATATAGAAAATAAAATGGGTGGTGCTGCAAATGTATGCAATAATATAATTAATTTAGGATTTGAATGTTCTATTATTTCCATTATTGGTGATGATTTAGAAGGAGAAGAATTATTGAGTTTGATAAAAAAAACACATATAAAAAATTATATTAAAATAATTAAAAATCGTAAAACTACTACAAAAACTAGATTGTATAATGCTAATCGTCAAATGGCAAGATATGATTCAGAAGTGAAAAATCTCATAAATATTAGTATTGAAAATGAATTACAAAAATATGTTATAAATGAATTAGCGAAATGTAATGGAGTTATAATATCAGATTATGAAAAGGGGTGTCTTAGTGATAATTTATATAAATATATACTAGAAAATGCTAACAAATTAGACATACCAGTATGTATAGATGCAAAAAATAACAATAATAATAAATTATATGGATGCACGTTATTTAAACCTAATAGGCCAGAGTTTGAAAAAATGACTAATTATACAATAAATGATATTAATTGTCCAATTTTTAAAAACAATATAATTAATTTAAGTAAAAAAATTAGTTGTAAGTATTTACTAGTAACAATTGATAAATTAGGATTTATTTTATATGATGTTTATAATCATTTTTTTTATAAAATACCAAACTCATCTAATGACGATTCACATTTAATTGATACTTGTGGAGCTGGAGATACTATTATATCAGTAATGACATTGCTTTTGCTATTAATTAATAATAATATGGATAATATATGTGATTGTGTTTTACCTAAAGAATATAAAGTTTTAACAAAGTATCTTACATTTTTGGAAAAATGTGCTGATTCTATAATACACAAGAAAGGAACTTCAACAATAGAATTACTAGATATTGTTAATATTTCAAAAGGTATTCATTTTACTTTATCTCAAAATTATTTACCATTATTGTATGATATCAATAAAATTATGAAAAAGACAATATTATTTACAAATGGTTGTTTTGATATATTACATAGTGGTCATATAGATTTTTTAACAGAATGTAGAAAACGATGTGATATTTTTATATTAGGTTTAAACTCAGATGACTCTATTAAAAAAAATAAGGGTAACAAACGCCCAATAATTCCTTTACATCAACGTATATATAATTTGAAATCATTAAAGATAATAGATTTTGTAGTAGTATTTGAAGAAAAAACACCGAGTAGTATTTTGGAAAGTCTAAGACCAACTATACTAGCAAAAGGAGACAAAGATTACACTTTAGATGAAATAGTTGGAAAAGAATATGCTGAAAGGACTGAGTTAATTTCTACGACTGAATACTATGATACTACCAAAATTATTAATACAATATTAGAGAATTATGAAAAGAATATACACCTTTGAAGATTTAAATCCGCACAAAAATACGAAAAAAAAATAAGTAAAAGAAAAATAACATTTTTTCGTATGGAGCAACTCTTCACAGGTTAGGTGGTAGCGACTTCAACGAACATGGGGGGCAGTATGTGCAACGTCGAGATCTCGGTTCCATCACAGGTCCACAGGCGTGGCCCCCATTAGATATTACTTGTGTCGACGTCATCATGTTGGAGTTTTCTTGAATATTTGTATATTTCTGTAATACCAGTTCAATAAGTTCAGGTTTCACATCTTTCAACTTGTTAAGATTATCCATTACTTTTGCTACGAGAGGTAAATGAATATCATAGATCTTCATATCCTCGCTACTTAGACCACACTTTTTCTTGTAATAATACGCTTTATTTTTTGCTTTAATTTTATCGCCGTTTTCGGCATAATCTTTGCGTTTCCATTCTCTAATATATCTGCGACTTTTTGGTTCAGTAGAGGGTATCTCCGTTTTCATTCTGTCATACATACTATATCTATATCCATTATATCAATTTTTTAACAAAAAGATTCAAAAAAACTTTTTCATAAAGTCCTATAGAAATTCAAAAATGGACATTTTTAAAAATGTCCAATTTCAAATTCTGTTCAACTCTTGGAAATTTGAATTTATGCAAATTTGAGTTTAGAGCATAATGCAGTAAAATGATTTTTTAGAAAAATATTTTGTTTGCATAAC